TTAAGCAACGGTTAAGCAAGTGACGTAACGTAACACTTTACAATATCGCATACATTCCTATACTTAAAGTAAGCCAAAAGGTGATTCGCTTTTTGGACTTACGCTATTTGACATCGTTAATCCTCAAACCCGACTAGGGCAACCGCCCGATCATGTCAGATTAATTTTATGAGGAAATCTCAAATGGCTAAAATTACTTTTGAACCATCTTATGACGTTGATGAATTTGACAAAAAAAATCCAGAAGAAATCGAATATCATTTCTTAGGAAGTAATCTGTACGAATGGAAAACAGATGTTAATTTCAACAAAGTTTTTAAATGGATGGCAAAGCAAGACCATTCTTTTGCTATCTACTTTGTTCCCCGACATGCACGAGCTTCATATGAAATTCAATATGGAAGACCCGTGGGCGTCGATGCTCATTACTTGGGCATGTATCATAAGGAACAGAAAAATGTATAAAGTAAATCATTGGATAAACGTACCCGTTGATATTGAGGCTTTCGAAGCATCGAAAGATGTTTTGGAAGAAACAATTAAAATACTAGAAGAGCGCAACTTAGGTTGCGCTCAAGAACCTCAACGAATGTGGGCGCTGAAAGGTATGCTGAACTTTACGAGAGATCTAATCGATCCGCATACAAATTATGAGAATTTAAAATAAACCACGCCTCGCGGGCCACGGTCCGCGGGGTTTTTCTTATTAAAGTTACGTTTTATATATATAGAGCTGAAAATAAAAAAAAATATTTTTTGTAAAAAAAGGCCGTAACCCGTGTAACCGTGTAACTTGGGCCTTCAAACCCCTTCTTTATATAGTAGATATGCGGTTACATAAGTGGTTACACCATGACAAACAGTGGTGTACCCCTAGACAGCTTAAATCAAGATTTGCGTTATAAGGGCCTAAATTGTTTTTTTATTTTTTTTATTTTTTTCTGGTATATATATAAAAGTTACGTTTATAAGAAATTTATAGCGAAATAGTTTTGGTTAGGAATATGTCAAAACAAGAACCAGTAATACCAAGAGGTTTGGTAATCCGGCAAAAGAAAAAGCCCACTGCCAAAAAGTATAACAAACAAAATCCTGATGAGCTTAGAGGTCGAAAGCGTGTGAATGAAAATTCGCCGCTCACAAGGATGCAAGAGATCTTTGTAAAGGAACTCGTGGCGAACGACGGAACTATCACTGGCATGGAAGCTGCCGAGCGGGCAGGCTATTCTAAAAAGTCTGCTCCCGTTCGAGCTAGTCAAATGACCAACCCTTATATCAGTCCACATGTTTGCAAAGCTATTCGAGAATATCGGGATGAGCTTGATGCTAAGTTTGGAGTTACTTATCAACGGCACGTTAGAGATCTACAAAAGATTAGAGATGTTGCTTTAGAGAACGGCGCATACTCTGCGGCTGTTCAGGCTGAATACCGTCGAGGCATGGCGCAAGGCGATATATATGTTTCGAAGTCTGAGATAAGACACGGTAGCATCGACAGCATGAGCAAAGATGATGTTTTGAAAGCTCTACAGGATTTAAAGGATACTTATGGCAATGCCATCGATATCACTCCCGATCAAGATGAAGACGGAAGCGGGCTTCTATCAACAGTTGAAGACGGCGGTGAAGAACTCGAAACATCGAAAGCTGATACTAACTCGAATTGAAAACTGGGCGGGGCAAGGTATACCCGATCTTTTGATTTGTGATGAGTTAGGTTTGTTTCATTTTGTCGAGTTGAAGTTTTGTAAAGCTAATGCTGTTAATTTAAGCCCACACCAAGTCGCTTGGTTAACTAGGCATAAAAGCTCCAGTTCTTGGATACTGGTAAAGAAACAAGCCAAACCCGAGACTGCACCGTTCTTGTTTTTGTATCATGCGAAACAGGCGATAGAGTTAAAAAGCAACGGCCTCAAAACTGAGGCTGTTTTCTCTTGTGAAAAGAAATTTGCTTGGGATAGCGTTTTTAACTTGATTGCTCCTATATAATCGCATAAAAGCGTATACATGAGGTTTTACGGAGAAAAAAATGAAAGTTATTAGTGTTCGAGTGAACAAAACAATTGAGTATGAGGTTTTTGTGCCTGTCCCAGATGAAAGTTCTTTAGATGAAAATTGTGAATATTTAAGTTCAATACAGTGGGATAAGAGAATATGTTCTTTCGCTTCTAAAGAAATTGCTGAATATTTTGATTGGCTCGATTATGATATTTTAGAAACAAAATGAGGTTTTTTTATGATTAAACTTAGACAAATAAAAAAGATTGGATTACCGCCAGATTGGCAATGGACAATGCCAAACGGCGACGTGATCGATATAAGAGTTGAACGACGCGGGGCAAACTATAGGCGATACAATATAATATTACCTAGCCCACATGGGAAAATGGTGTTTGAAAAAATGTCTCAATTGCGCGATTTTCTTAATAAGAATTATGGGGAGTGATTAATGTTTTTATTTGAGATTATCGGGCGGTTATTATACGGCGAAGATTACGCCGAATTAAAAAAGCATACTAATAAAAGAACGCGACGCCGTAAAAAATAACTTGTCATATGGGATTATATGGGATATAGACGGGATTAGGG